TTTTTCGTATTTTTCCTGTAAGGCTAATTTAATTTTTGGTATTTGGCCGGATTCTTGCGTCTCCGATGTCGATAACTGTTCCTTGCTCATTTTTTTGCTCCTTAGGTTGTAGCAGGTTAGAGATTTCCTGTAATGTTTTTTGTATTGTGTGTGCTTGACCTACTAGATACTTGTAATTTTCCATTTTGTCAAGTCCTCCTGATAAAAGTGCATTAGAAATTGCTTCTAAATCATCTTTTAACATTCTTTGTACTTTTTGTATTATTGTTATATCATCCATTTTTATTCTCCTCCAAAGTCTTCTAGTATTTCTAGTTTTTCTTTAGCTGTTGCTATCTTTTCAAAAAGTTTATCCATTTCATCAAGGTGTTGTGGATGTTCTCCAATACCTACTGAATGATCAAGATATATTCCCAATGTTGCTTCTGCTTCTGCTATTTGTGCTTCGTATCTTTTCTCTAGTGCTTCTATTAACATTTCCACCTTTTTCTAGCTTGACGTAGTCTAGAATTAGGATCGTTTGCAGCTTTAGGAAAGTCTTTCATTTGACCTGCACTTCTTGCACAGTATGATTTTCTTCTATTAGCGGCAGCGGACCCTTTTTTTACTTTACCAGTCACAGCTGTTTTTAGTTTAGAACCGGGATTTGCTTTTTTATAGGCGTTGACACCGGTTTGAGTCATACCTGCTCCAGACTTTGTAGGTCTAAAGTTTTTTTTATTTCTTTTTGGCATTACATCTCCACCTCTAGCAAAGCCAGGAGCGTCGATCATGTTTCCGTAATATTTTTTTGAACTAGAATTAGATACTTTAGTTCCACCTAGATTGCCTTTAATATAACTTCCGTCATATTTTGTATTAGGCATTCTCATAATTATGCTTTCTTAATTACTTTTTTTAATACCTTAGCTTGGCTTGCATGTAATTTAGATGCTTTCTTTAAACCTTTTATAACTTTTTTTACTTTTGTTTTTTTAAAACTATTCATTATTGTTTTTTAGCAGTCTTTGCTGATCTTACAAAATTAGCTTTTGTTGGTGCACCTTTAGTTCCAACTTTTCTCATTGTTTCGCCAGAACCTCCTGCGATTCTTTTTCTTTTTGCATGTATGTTTGCATATAGTCCAGGTCTTCCACCTTGTTTAGCTTCAAAACGTGCTCCCATTCCTTTAGCCATTCCTTTAGCTCTTGCTTTTTCAAAACCGTCTATTGTACCATTTTTATTAATGTCTCTAGGTTTAACAACTTTTGGTTTAGGTTTTGGTTTAGTAGGTTTAGGTTTAACACTGTTGATTACTGGTGATTGTAAGTAACCACCTTTTTTCATCATAGCTCTACCAAATCCTCTTTTTGCTATTCCATATGCCATTAGATATGTCCTTCACATTCGCATTGTTTAATGTGAAATATTTTACAAATTAATTTTTTAATTTTTATAATTATTTTTTTGATCATTATTTTTAACCTCTCATTTTTTTAAATGTTTTAGCAAGTCTTGCACGTTGACCCAACTTACCACCTTTTTTTGCAGCAGCATTTAATTTTGACGCTGGAATCTTTTGACCTTTTTTAACACCTAAAGATTTTCTTAAAGCACCTGGTTTCTTAACTGCTTTTTGAATCCACTTCTTATCTGATTTCACAGCCTTTGCCTCTTTTAGCTAATCCACCACTTTTCATTTTAGCTCTACCACCTTTTTTCATAAAGCCCATTTTGTTTCTGACTTTAGTAGGTAATTTAGATAAACCTTTTTTACCAGCTGGTACAGGTTTTAATGAACCACCATCTTTAAGTTCTCTTACGATTCTTTTTTTTTCATCTCGAAGATTTCTTTTACCTTTTTTAGTATCTGCTTTTTCAGCATCTACTCGGCCAAGTTCTTCAAGTCTGTTCATTCGTTTTGAGTTCATAATTATTTATCCATTGTTGATACAGCTGAATATGCTCTTTTGCCAGCTGCTTTTTTAGCACCTTTAGATTCATCTCTTCTAGCTTTTAAGCTTTGAGATTTTTTGCCATTTCTAGCTCCTAAAGATTCATCAAGTCTAGCGTTGTAGCCTTGCTTCTTTGCTTTGCCACCTTTTTTCATGCCAGCTTTTCCATATGGAAATCTAACATTTGATCTTATTCCGTTTTGTCTCATTTTTTTGCTCCTTTAAATATTTGAGTTCCCTTTATACCAAAAATACTCGCAACTACAAGTATCCATAAATTTGTGAACCATTTCGGCAGGTTACTAAAATGTTCAAAGAAAATATTTACTTTGTCCATTGCAGATGGATCGTCCGATATCACTGCCCATGCCAGTACAATGATAGGTGCACTCAATATTCCGAGCACAAATTCGTCTTTATAATCGTTTTGTCTCGCTTCAAGAAGTTTACCTTGGTAAGCTTCTTCTCCGCTAGCCATTTTCTGTGCATGCATTAGTTGTGCATCAGACATAGCCATTTTTGTTTTTTGTTTATTAGCGTAAATTTTGCTTCCTGCTTGTAAAGCAATTTTTGCTAGACCAAACCAAGCCATATTAGTACCAGGTAGCTTTTACTGGTTTCTTACCGGCTCTCATTCTTTTAGTTCCTTTAACATCTACAACTTGTGATGTCATTGGATCAGTAGCTTCGATAGTAACACCACCTGTTTGGTAACCATCTTTGCCAACGCCAAGTTCTTTTTCAACTTTAACGTCTTTATTCATGAATGTTGAACCTCTTTGCCAATCTTTTGTCATAATTTATCTCCTAGGGTTAATTATATCTATTTTTTTCCGAAATTTCTACCAAAATCGTGAATTTTACTAGAATCAGCCATACCTTGTTTAGCTAATGATACTCCTGCACGTAAAGCAGCTAGTTCTTGGTTCTGTTCTAGCTTTTCTTCATGTTGTTGATCATTCATCATGGCTTTCATCTTGTCAAGGTTAATTCTTTCTTGACCTTCTTCTTCTCTTCTTTGGTTTTCTTGTGCTCGAAGATCCATTTCTCTACCTTTTAATCTTAATAAAGGATCTCCACCATATTCACCCATAATTTTTTCTTCTTCTTTAGCAAAGTCCATAGTCATCTCTGCAATAAGTATTGCTTTTCTTGCTTCAATCATACTTGTAATTTGTTGAACACGTTGTTGTTGTTGCATAACTTGTGGATTTTGCATCATACCTTGTGCCATAGCAGGATTTTGTGCTCCCATTTGTTGCATTTGTTGTTGAATAATTTTTAGTTCTTGCATTTCTTGTACAAATTCTAATTGAACTTGTTCTTGAGACATTAAACTAATGTGCTCTAGAATATTTTTTTGTAATGCTGCCATAGCTGTTGGATTATTTTGTACCATATTAATTCTCATAAAATTTAAGTGAGCATCAATGTGAGCTTTATGATCTTGTCCTGGAAAAGCTTGAAAAGGTTTACCTGAAATAGCTAGTATATGTTCTAAACTTGGATCTAAAGGCATAGGAGCAGCCGGAGGTGGTAAAATTGCATTTACATTTTTAACACCAATTGCTTCATACATAGATCTATACGCTTGATACAAGTTATGAATTCTTGGATTAGATTGTGCTAATTGTAATTGTGTTTGAGCCATTGATATTCTTTGAGTTTGTGAAAATATATTTGGATCAGCAACTGGAAGTATATCTACTCTGTCATCAAAATCTTGAACTTTAATTTCTCTAGATGCATTAGGTACATCATAAGGATAAACTGGTGGTAAATAAGTTTTAAATACATTAGCTAATAATTTAAACTCTGTTTTTAAACCTACATATAATCTTTTGTGTATAGCTGACATTACCCGCGATCCACGTTCCAATAACGCCACAGTAGTACCCACGGCGGCCTGTTGGTTCATATCGCCTACTTGATTATCAGCGATGGACGCGAAGCGTTGACCTGCTTGAACACAAACACCCATTAATTGTAATAATGTTGCATTAGGTCCTTTGAATGGTAATTGCATAAATTGATCTGCGATTGCTCCTGATGGAGAATCTACATCTCTAAATTCACCGGGTTGTAATGGTTGAGCATCATCTCTAATTCTTACACCTCTAGTTTTAAAACCAGCAGGTAAGTTAGCTAAAGTACCAGCATCAAGTAATTGTCTTAAAGCTGCAGTTGCGGTTCTAGTTAAACCACCAATCATGTGGATTAAACCAAAACCATAAAAACCTGTGCCTGGTAAAAATTTAAATTGTACAAAGTAATTTATTTTTTTCTTTAATGGATCTTCTACTTCATAGTTTCTTCTAATAGATAAAATTTGTGTATTAGCTGTATCTAAAGTTACAACATAAGGAACTTTAATTCCAGTAGGTTCATTATCTTCAGGATTAACATCTTCATAACCTTCTAAATCTAAATCAATATGAAACTCTAAAAGAGTGTACATATCTTCTTGACCATTTTGAGTAACACCTTCTAACTCTTGTTTTTTTTCTGTAAGTTGATTTTCAACAACTGGTGGTTCACCTAAATCTACATCTTTATAAAATCCAGATACTTGTTGTTTACGTAATTCGTTTTGAGACATTTTAATTACATGTACAACAGCTTCTGCATCTTCTAATGAGTTTGCCGAATAAGGTACAACTAAATCATCAGAGTGAACAAATTTAGATACGGCTCTACCTAAAAGATCGTCATAATAAACTTTCTTAAATGTAGAGCCGGACAGGGGTAGATAGAAAAGCATTTGGTCAAACTCTGGTTCATATTCTTTCATCTGATCCATAATCTGATAATTCATAAAATCTTTAACTCTATTAGCTTGGTCTTGTTTTTGTGATGTGACGTTTCCTAAAATCTGTGTTCTTACTGGACCATCTGATGGTAATAATTCTTTATAAGCTGTTGCTT